GCTTCGTGTGACTGATCGAGAATAGACATGAAATTTTAGAAAGGAGCTGGCTTCGATGAAAAAAAACGTGGGCTTTGACGAACTGATGAAAATGGCCGAGAGCTACGGTGTCGCAGATAACGCTTTGTTCGTTTCCGCGGCGAATCAGTACATGATTCAGGCGAAAGTGATAAAGAAGATCGAGGCCGTGCTCGATGACAGTGATGCGGTGGTCACGAAATCGTATGTCAAAGAGGTCGAGAACCTGTACTCGAACCCATTGATTAAGGAACTGCCGAAACATTCGGACTCCGCGAACAAAACTCTCGGGCTGATGCTCGATATTATCACGAAGCTGGGCAAGAAGGCCGAGCCGAGTAAGTCGATGGATGAGATGATGAACGAATGAACTACATCTTGTCGTACCATCAGCACTTGACCGATGGCACCGCGGCAGGCGGTAAGTGGGTCAAGCTCTTATACAAGCAGATCGTAGAAGGACTTCAAGCGAAGTCCTTTTTCTTTGACCAAAAGAAAGCGGACCGTGCGATCCGGTTCATCGAGTTCTTCTGCCGTCACCATGAGGGGAAGCTGGGCGGACAGAAGATCGTTCTCGAGGAGTGGCAGAAAGCATTTATCTCTGTCCTGTTCGGGATCGTGGACAATGAGGGTTGCCGTCAGTTTCGAGAAGTCCTGCTCGTTATCGGAAGAAAGAACGGCAAGACTTTGCTTGCCGCATCCATCGCGGCATATGTCGCATATATGGATAACGACGACTATGGCCGCCGTATCTATATGTGTGCACCGAAACTGCAACAGAGTTATCTGTGTTTCGATGCCTTCTATCAGATGGTCCTCAAAGACCCAGAACTGAACAAGAGGGCAAAGAAGAGAAGAACGGATATTTACATCGAGGAGAGTAATACCTCGATAGCGCCGCTCGCGTTCTCGGAGAAGAAGGCGGACGGCTTGAATATCAGCCTGGGTATTTTGGATGAGGTTGCGGCTTGGCGAGGGGAGCCGGGAAAAAAGTTCTACGAGGTGCTAAAGAGCTCCGTCGGTTCCCGTCGTCAGCCGATACTCTTGAGCATCTCTACTGCCGGATATGAACACGAGGGTGCTTTTGACGAGCTGATGAAGAGAGGCACACGAGTGCTTCTGGGCGAGTCGCAAGAAAAGAGGCTGTTGCCTGTCATCTATCAGATAGACGACACGGCATTGTGGTCGGACATCAACGAGCTTCGGAAGGCGAACCCGAACATGGGCGTGTCGGTCTCCGTTGACTACATGCTCGAGGAGATCCGGATCGCGGAAGGATCACTTAGTAAGCTCTCCGAGTTCAAGACGAAGTATTGCAATTTGTCGCAGAACTCGTCGCTGGCTTGGCTTCCGGCTCAAGCGGTAGCGGATGCCGCGTGCGAGGAACTGAAACGTGAGGATTTCCGTGACCACTACTGCGTCGGAGGTATTGACCTATCACAAACGACAGACCTGACTTCCGCGTGCTTGGTCATCGAGCGCGATGGCATCGAGTATGTCATCTCGCACTTCTGGCTTCCTGCCGAGAAGCTGGACGAAGCGACCGCGAGAGACGGCATACCGTACCGCGAGATGATCGCGAAGGGTGTGATGAGTACATCGGGCGATAACTTCGTCGACTACAAGGATGTCTATCAATGGTTCATCGATGCGGTGCAGAAGTATCGGGTATATCCGCTGATGGTCGGATATGACCGCTATTCTTCGCAGTACCTCATCAACGACATGAAGGCGGCTGGCTTTCATTGTGATGATGTGTATCAGGGCTGGAACATGACTCCGGCCATTATGAAACTCGAGGGAACCTTGAAAGACGGAAAAGTGAAGATAGGCACGAACGACCTTCTGAAGGTTCACCTTCTGGAGACCGCCGTGCAACGTGATAACGAGTTCAGAAGAATGAAGATCGTGAAGATCAGAAAAGAAGGACATATCGACGGCACGGCCGCTCTGCTTGACGCACTGATCGTCAAGGACAAGTGGTCGGGCGAACTGGGTGAGCAACTTAAGAATAAGAGAGGATAGAAAGAATGGGACTTTTTGAGAAGATCTTTCCTAAAAAGAATCAGGCTTTGGTTGGCTCACGTTGGGAGCCACTGACCGCGTACACTGCCGCTTTCACGAACTGGCGCGGCGAGATTTACGAGAGCGAGCTCGTGCGCTCCGCTATTGACACGCTGGCAAGGCACTCGGGCAAACTTCGTCCCGAGTTCACAGGTGCGGCCAAACCCAAACTGATCCGACAGATCAAGAACAAGCCGAACCCGTATCAGACCTGGTATCAGTTCATCTATCGTGCCCGTACCATCTATGAGATGCAGAACAATGCCATCGTGGTCCCGATGCTTGACCAATACGATCAGGTCGTGGGTATCTTTCCTGTCCTGCCGTCGTCGTGCGAGGTCATCGAGTACAAGGGTGTCGAGTATATCCGTTACCACTTCTCAAATAACAAGGTGGGAGCTATTGAGCTCGAGCGCTGTGCGGTCATTACGAAGCATCAGTACAAGAACGACATCTTCGGAGAGAGCAATAGTGCATTGAATAGCACGATGGCACTTCTTGACCTGAACAAGCAAGGCATTAAGGAAGCGATCAAGAGTGCGGCCTCGTTTAGGTTCATGGCGCAGATGGTCAACTTCGCAACGGACGAGGATGTAGCGAAGGAAAGAAAGCGCTTCGTTGATACGAACTTCAAGGCGGATGCCGGAGAACTTCTTCTGTTCAGCAACAAGGTCGGCTCCATCCAGCAGATAAATAGCAAGCCGTACACCGTCGATGATAAACAGCTCGACATGATAAACAAGACGGTCTTCAACTATTTTGGAGTGTCCGAAGAAGCTATTCAGAACAGGCTTTCAGGCGACTCTGCTGCCGCTTTCTACGAGGGAGCCATTGAGCCGTTCGCGGTGCAGATGAGCGAGGCGATCTCGTTCATGATCTACTCGCCCATCGAGATCAATACGGGCAACGCACTGATCTTCACGGCGAACCGTATTCAATTCATGACCAACTCCGACAAGCTCAACTACACATCGCAGATGGCAGACCGCGGGCTTGCGACTATCAACGAGCTTCGTGATGTATGGAACCTGCCGCCCGTGGAAGGCGGCGACCGCTTAATAGCACGAGGGGAATATTACTACATGGACCCGACGGTTGACCCGTCGAAACAGGAACAGGAGGGCGAGGATAATGCCGAGTAACACAAACAGAGAATACCGTTCTATGGAACTTAGAGCGGCACAGACAGAAGGCGAAGAGAAGAGCTTCGTTGTAGAAGGGTACGCTACCACGTTTGGCGACACATACGAACTCTACCGCGATGGTAACTACATCGTGAAAGAGACCGTTGACCGTGACGCGTTCAAGAACACGGACATGAGCGACGTTGTCTTCCAGATCAACCACGAAGGCCGTGTGTTCGCCAGAACGAGAAACGGTTCCGTGCAGCTGGACATTGATGAGCATGGTCTCCACCACAGAACGAACCTCGGGCTGACATCTTCGAGCCGCTCCGTGTTTGAGGACATCGATGCAGGTCTCTATGACCGGATGTCCTTCGCGTTCACAGTGACCAAAGATTCTTACGCTGAGGAAGAACTGGAGACGGGTGATGTCATCCTGACCAGAACGATCCTCGAGGTAGGCAAGCTCTACGACATTTCTGCCGTTGACTTCCCTGCCAATCCTTATACCGATATTTCAGCACGATCAAAAGATGCGATTGACGGAGAGATCAGACGCATCGAAGCGGAGCGACTTCATCGTGAAGAAATAAGAAAAACGCGCGAGGCGATCCTCGCAAGATTAGCTCAAAAGGAGGAAACGACAAATGAGTGAAATCACAAAGATGACGATCGAAGAGGTCGAGGCTCGTTCCGCGGAGATCGTTGAAGAGATCAATAAGGGTGAGGTTACAGAAGAGCGCCTTCAGGAGCTCGATGCCGAGTCCTTGGAGATCGAAGCACGCAAAAACGAGCTCAAAGAACAGGCGGACGCTCTCAAAGAGGTCCGTGAGGCTGTAGCCAACGACGAAGTCACCGTCGAGGCACACAAAGAGGTCATTGAGGAGGTAAGAACAATGACGAATAAAGAAGTATGCGCTTCCGTTGAGTACAGAAACGCTTTCAAGAACTACATTCTGACAGGCAAGGACGAAGAGTGCCGTGCTCTTCTGACCGAGAACGTTGCTAGCGGCAAGGTTCCGGTTCCGGAGATCGTTTACGACATCGTAAAGAACGCTTGGGAGAAAGAGGGCATCATGGCTCTCGTTAAGAAGTCCTATCTGAAGGGCAACCTCAAGGTTGGCTTCGAGGTTTCTGCTGATCCGGCAGCGATCCACACCGAGGGTGATAACGCTCCGACAGAAGAAAAGCTCGCTCTGGGTGTTGTTGAGCTGGTTCCTTCTTCCATCAAGAAGTGGATCACCATTTCTGACGAAGTTATCGATATGGATTCCGGTGCGTTCCTCCGTTACGTTTACGACGAGGTAACATATCAGATCGCGAAGAAGGCGGCAGACACCCTGATCGCAAAGATCGAGGCTTGCGGTACTGTTTCCACCAACACACCGAGCGTGAACGTTGGCGTTCCGGCTATCGCTACTTCCGCTGTTACTCTGGGACTCATCGCCGAGGCTATCGGCAACCTGTCCGATCAGGCGGCTAATCCGGTTGTAATGATGAACAAGGCTACATGGTCCGCTTTTAAGGCTGTTCAGTATGCCGCATCTGTTCCGGTTGACCCGTTCGAAGGACTTCCGGTTCTGTTTAATAACACCATCACCGCTTTCTCTGCCGCGACCACTGGCGTAACATTCGCTATCGTTGGTGACCTGGGCGAAGGCGCTATCGCTAACTTCCCCGCTGGCGAAGAGATCACACTCAAGTACGACGACCTGTCCCTTGCCGAGAAGGATCTCGTAAAGATCGTTGGCCGTGAGTATGTAGCTCTTGGTGTTATCGGTCCCGACTGCTTCGTGAAGATTCAGAAGGCCGCTGACGAGTAATGCCTTAAAAGTTCGTGGAGGTTCTTGATATGGCAAAGATTCTAATATGTGTACCTGCCATGGACATGGTGGCGACTGGCTTCTGTCAGTCGCTCGCCATGCTCCAGAAGGGCGGGCACGAAGTGTCGATCATGTTTCAATGCGGATCACTGATCTATGACGCGAGGAACAAGCTGGCTAAAGAAGCCTTGAAGCTTGGCGCGGAGTACACGATGTGGTTCGACTCCGACATGATCTTTGAGCCCGACACGATGCTCAAGCTCCTTAAGGATGACAAAGACATCGTCTCGGGTATGTACTTCCGAAGATCTCCGCCGTACACGCTCGTCGCTTTCGGCGAGCTGGACTGTAACAACAGGAAGTGGACGGACGCGAAGATCCCCGACCGCCTCGAGAGGGTTGGCGGTGTAGGGTTCGGATGCGTCCTTATTAAATCGGAGGTACTTTTCGAAGTCGCGGCGAAGTTCAAGACTTGGTTCGACCCGATGAACGGGTTCGGTGAGGACTTGAGCTTCTGCTGGAGAGCAAAAGAGTGCGGCTATGATGTGTGGCTCGACCCGAAGGTTTCACTCGGGCATGTCGGTCACGTTGTAGTCACAGAGGCCATGTCAAGGGCCATACAGGAGGGTATAAACCATGAAAGTCAAAGTTAAAGCACCGTTTTTCGATGAGAAGGGTATTCACAAGGTCGGCGAGATTTGCGAAGTAAAGAGCTTCCGTCCCGAGTACATGGAACTCATCGAGGAAAAGAAGGCAAAGGTCGAAAAGGCTGTCGCTAAGACACCTAAGAAGACCACAAGAGCTAAGAAGGAAGGTTGAAAGTATGCCGCAGACACAGACCATGTTGGAGAAGGTGAAGCTTGCGCTTCGTATATCGAGTACGAGTTTAGACACGCAGATCAATGACCTCATTGACGCGGCGATCCTCGACATGACGAAGTTTGCGGATATTAAGACCTTCACAACTACAACAGCAGACGCTTTACAGACTAATGCCATTATTGCGTACGTTTCGTACAAGTGGTACGGCGAGGACACGAAGTACCTCGAAGCGTATAACAACTTGAAGATGCAGATGAGCACTTCTTCGTATTACCGTCCGGCGGAGGTGGTGCCTGATGTTTGACAGAGTACAGGCCATCGACCTTATCTCTACCGTCACGACTACAGGCGCTCTTAATCAGGAGATAGTGACCACGACCACGACCACGACGGTCTTTGCGGACCTGTCAAGCGTGACTCGGCAAGAGTTCCTTGCAGCAGGATCGCTCGGCTTGAAGCCGTCTCTGGTCGCTACCATCTACTCGTTCGAGTATTCGGGGCAGAAGGCCGTGAAGGTTGACGGAGAAGACTATTCCGTATACCGGACATTCAACCGTGCGGAGAACGACAAGATCGAACTCTATCTTGAGCAGAAGGAGGGTACGCCATGAATCAAGTACAAGTGGTCGAGCTTCTCAATACGCTCTCGGGGTTCACGATCAAGTACGGGTACTCGGATGTTCAGACGGATCTCCCGAAGATCATCATCAGCATCGAACAGGGTTCCAACTTTGGAGCAGACAACTGCGTATATGTTCAAGGTTGGGACTTCACGCTTGACCTGTATACGAAGACGAAGGAGCCCGAAACCGAGAAGAAGATCAAGGATCTTCTGAACGGTGCAGGTATCTACTGGTCCCGATCCGAGACCTTCTATTCCGACGAGCTGGTCTATGAAATTGAGTTCACGTTCACCGTATACGGTGACGAAGTCGACCCGACACCACCGGACACCACACAGGACAGTATTGAGCCTGTTGCAGAAGTAGGTGATACCGATGGAGATTAAGATCGGGAACGCGGACTCGCTAAAGACCTCGATGAACTCGTACTTTGCACAACTGGGAGTGTCGGTAGACGATGCGTTTCAGCAAGCCATTGACGAGGTCGGAAAAGAAGCGGTCAAACAACTCAAGGCGACATCGCCTCGGGGCAAGGGCTCGAAGAAAGGGCACTATGCAAACGGTTGGACATACAAACGTGCGAACGTTCGCAAAGGGCAGTTCGAAGCAAAAGTCTACAACAAAACTAAGCCTGGCTTAACGCACTTGCTTGAAAACAAGCACAGGAAGTTAGACAGGAACGGGAACGAACACGGCTGGTCCGATCCTAAACCGCATATCGCAGAAGTCGATAAGTGGGTACAGGAAGAACTGCCTAAACGTATCTCGCAGAAAATTTCACAAAAATAACAGGAGGACATCACGATGAGTGAGAATAAGATCAAATACGGCCTCTCTCACGTTGCTTACGCTATCGTAACAGAGACCACTACTTCGGGTGTTACTACTTCTTCCTATGGAACAGTTACAGACCTCAAGGGCGCTGTGAACCTGTCTCTTTCTTCCTCCGGAAGTAAGAGTGTTTTCCGCGCTGACAACGAGGACTACTACGTTTCTTACGGACAGGGCGGTTTCGAAGGCACTCTTGAGGTTGCTCGTGTGAACGACAAGTTCCTCAAGGATGTATTCGGCATGGTCGAGGACAACGACAAGATCCTCGTTGAGAGCTCCAGCTCGTTTAATCAGGTCACATACTTCGCTCTGCTGTTCCAGTTCGAAGGCGATCAGAACGAAACGCTCCATTGCCTGTATAAGGTAAGCGCTTCCCGTCCTGACATCGCATCGCAGACGACAGGCGAGGGTGGTTCCATCGAACCGCAGACCGAGACCCTGAACATCACCGCTGTTCCGCGCGTGGATGCTGACAAGTATATCCACTTGCAGACGACCGATGCTACAAGCACGGCTGTTGTTTCCGCATGGTACACGGCTGTTCCGGTTCCGACATTTACATGATGAGTAAGTAACAAGTCGATGGGGAGGTCGGAAACGGCCTCCCTTTTATTTTCGTGGAGGGAAATATGTACAAGACTATCACACTGGGTGAAAAAGAAGTAAAACTCAAGAGCTCTGCCGCAACGAACATTCTTTACAAGAAAGCGTTCGGTGAGGACATCACGGTCGAGCTCCAGAACTACACCAAAAAGACTAAAGAACTCAAGAAGATGCAAGACGACATCACGGCTCTGCGTGCGGATGAAACGAAGAAGCCCGAAGAGATCCTCGATGCGATGAACGCGCTTCTAAGTTCCGAAACGTATATCGGTGCGACGCGGTTTCAGGAAGACACGCTTCCGAAGCTCGCGTACATCATGTATCTCGAAGCGAACTGTGATGTGAAGAAGATCTTCGAGAACCTCGGAGAAACGCAGTTCCTCATTTGGCTCCTCGACCTTGACAAGTCCGAACTGCTCGCAGTGACGAGCGAAGTGATCGGGCTATGGTCGGCAGGAACGAGAAACCTAAGTAAAGCAAAAAACTGACTAGGCCGACTACACGAGAGTTCAATACGGCTGTCTATTTCCTACGATGCAAGCAGTTAAACCTCACATTGAGGGAACTGCTCGACTTGGAGTACGGCGATGTGGTGGATCTCATGATCGAGTCGGCAAACGACAGAGAGAAATACGAATATAAAGCAACGCAAGCCGATATGGACAATGCGTTCAAGTAGGAGGCAGTTATGGCTAATAAGATCGTCGGTATTACCATAGACATCGAGGGCAAGACCTCGGGACTTACTAAGTCATTACAAGAGGCAAATAGCGCGATCAGTAAGACCACTGCCGCCTTGAAGGATGTAAACAAGGCGTTGGAGCTTGACCCAACGAACGTTGACCTTATTGCGCAGAAGGAAGCGCTTCTTGCCAAACAGATCGAGCAGACCAATGACAAGCTCGAGATCATGCAACAGGTGGCGAACGATGCGAACGATGCACTCGAGCGCGGCGACATTTCGCAAGAACAGTACGCACAACTCACTGCCGAGATCGCTCGCACGGATGTCGCTCTTGCCCAACTCGAAGACGAGGCGAACGGCTCGGCTGATTCCATGGAAGAGGTCGGAGACGGTGCCGAGGATGCCGCTGGCAATGTGGAAGAGGTAGCAAGCTCATCTGACGATGCAAGCATCAGCCTTGACGCATTGAAGGGTGTAGCCATAGCCGTAGGTGCAGAGATGGCCGCCGCTTTCGGTGCTTGTGTCGAGGCAATCAAGGAAGTCGGCGGTGCACTTATTGACTGCACGATGGATGCGGCAAACTTTGCCGATGAAATTGAAACTATGTCGAGCGTGACCGGACTTTCTACGGACACGTTGCAAGAACTTACTTATGCGTCCG